GAACACCTTGTAGAGCAGCCTGTGTCAGAACCTCAAGCGCTGGGTTCTTTTCTCTGTATGGGTTATACAAAGTAAACGGATCAATCTGTAGACGTGACATCTCACGTTGTAGCTCATTCTTAGGCTGGACACCTACAAGACCTGTAAGCTGTTTAGCTATAGGGTTGTTAACCCGAATAGGTCCATCACTAAAGATGTCAAACCTAATCATGTCGTACCCTGTGTCACCTTTAGTCGGATCAACCATAGTCTGATACTGTGTGCGTGATGCACCACCAACATACTTAAGCAAACCTTCCATATGAGATTCACCAAGATCAATACCAGTAGTGTCCTTCAAAGCTTTAGACATCTCATTAAGATTAAAGTCAGGTAGCTGTCGCGCCATACGCTGGAAGGTAGACATACGTAGGTTAAACCCTGTCTCTGTCAGAGGTATGTTTACGTAATAGCTTGTCACTGTAGGATCACGTGTCTCTGGTAGATATGATGAACGAGAATCAAACTGCCCGTAGAAATCTTTTACCACAGCTAATGGATATGTGTATGAAGCAAAGTAATCACCTACAGAGTCAAACACAGGAGTAAGGTCACCCGCTTGTACAGCCTGTATCCACTTATCAGCAATACCTGCGTTTGGTCTAAACTCTGTACCAATTAGAATCTTATTAGCTTCACGTAATAGTTCTGGTGTAGTCTTAACTTCTTCACCATTCATTACACGTGCAACTAGGTTAGCTGACCATTGTGTAAACGCTGCTGGACCCCATGCAGCTTGTGCATTGTATGTCTGTCCATCATAGGCTTCAGCCTCATACCACTCACGGCCTTTCTCAGCGTTGTATCTTTGTATGTTGTACGCTCCTGCAAACATAGCAGCACCCGTCATGAAACGAGCATAATCTTCATCAATAGCTTTCTTACCTGATGCAAGTCTACGTGCAATAGTAAGACCTGTGTAGTCACTGATGAACTTAGCCTGTGATGCAATGTAACGAGGGAAGGGGATAGCTACAGTTAATCCTGAATTGTGAACAAACTGAATAGCCTTACCTGCAGCTTGGTTAAGACCACTTGCATCTTTACCACCAAACCTACGCTGGAACGTAAATGCAAAGCTTTCATTCAAAGCCTTGTCTAGGATATCATCAGGTAGTTGTGAGATAGTACCCTTCTCTAGCATATCCATCACAGATGTGCCTAGCTGCTTATTACCCATTTTACCAAGCTCACGGTCAATAACACTGGCAATAACAGCACGTTTAAACACGTGGTCTGACATAGTGTTAAGCACGTTAGCTGCAGAACCTAAACGTCCTAACCGTGTGTTACCCTGTGTTGCTGCCTCTGCCTGTGCTGCATTAAGAAAGACACGAGACATTTTCTCAGGTGCTTCCTGTGATAGCATGGTAGTAAGGGCTTCAGCTACATAGTGATCATCTGTTAAGTATGTAAGAGTTTTAGCACTGTTCTTAAGTGTTGAACGAGCGCCAGCCTTATCACCCTTTACCCGTCTGATAGCTGCTAGGAAGATTTGATCAACAGTATCAATACCAGCGTTAAGCCCACCAAAGATATTGTTTCGCATTGTGGTGGCAGGCTGTGATGTCATGAACGCTCTACGTGCATCTTCTAGGTTCTTAAACCCACGCCATACTTTACCACCTACACCAGACATAGCATCTAGCTGTGCCTGTGTAAGCTCTGTAGCTTCACGTCCTGATATCTGTGACATACCTTCGTCATACAGCATGTCTAGTTTTTGTCTGAACGCTTCAGCATTAAGCTTACTGATCTTTACGCCACCGTTGGTAACCAAGTTGCGCTGGGTAGCAAGTAGCTTAGCAGCTTCTGATACCTCTGCTGCATACACTGCACTAAGCTGTCGTCTAGTTAGGCCATACTTATCAGCTACATCATCAAATAGCTGAGCGCCATGTCCTTCCTCTACAGCACGTGCAAGGTACTCTGTAATACGTTGCCCTTCCTCAGGCTTAACCCCTAGCTTACCAGCTAGCTCATAGGCTGCAGCACCCAAGCGTTTAACTACGCTACGGTCTAGCCCACCGATTAAGCCATCATCCAACCCCTCACTTAGGAGTGTCTTCTTTAGGTCCATACCCTCTTCAACCAATTTAGGGTCAATAGAGCGTAGGATTTTCATAGATGTGAAATCAAATAGCTTAGCCTCTTCACGAGACTTTACACGCTTAATAGCTGCCTCTGCTTTGCTTGCCGCTTCAGCAAGCTCTTTCACTTTCTTCTTTTCACCTGTAGCAATTGTAGTAGCTAGGCGTTCTGCTGCTTTAGTTTGGCGGCTACCCAATAGAAGAGATGCAGTTCCTGAGATACCACCACCTATTACAGCAGCAGCACCAACAGCAGTTTGATTTACATCATAGTCAATGCCTATCTCTTTACCTGCTTTTTGCTTAATCTTCTCAAGACCGTACTGAGATGCACCAGCTAAAGCACCATCCATTGCGGCTGTCATGGTAGCTCTACCAATGTTCTTCTTAGCTAACGCACGTAGAGTCGCCAAGGTACCCTGCTTAGCTGTCTGAGCAGCGACACTACCAGCACCCCCAGTGAAGGGTACAGCAGCTACAGTTGCGAATGTAGAAGGAGCAGTAGCAAAACCACCTGCATAATCCCATATAGCTGCACCACCACCATCAAGAACACCTTCACCCTTAGCACGGTCAAAGGCAAACATAAGCCTACCAAACGCTTCTTTTTCTTCTTGTGATGTCTTGTCGTTGTCGATGTAGTAGTAGTCTTTAGCCATCGTAACTTCGTTGGCTATCTGTGTACGGAAATGGTTCAGTACATCATATACCACATCCTCGCCTGACATACCCTGCAGGTCTTCTTCTTGGTAGTTCTTACGTGATCCACGAAGAAATGTAAGAGCATCCGATAGAAACTCTTCATTGTTCTTAAGGTCAGTCAATTTCTTTCCTGACATATTTTCTTCTTCGTAATAGCTGTACATATTATCTACGCGCCTTATTAGCCAAGATATCAAGTTCTGCTAATAGTTTACTCTTTGTCGCACTATTAGGCAACTTTTTAGTTAGTTTAATAAACTTATAAATCTGTGTGTAGTTAGGCTTACGTCTATCTAGAAGCTTAGCATAATCTTTAGCAACTTTACTTTCATCACCATGTAGACGTTTAATCATATCTTCAAGATCAGCTAGTGTTGTAGACTTAACAGGCTCAGCAGGTGATTCTGTATCTACAAATGGTGCTGTAGTATCCTCACCTGATTTGCTCATGATGCCTTGCTCTTGAAGGTTCATTGTCTGCTCTTCTTGTAGAGACATAGCATCCTGACGCGCTTCATAGTCGTAATCACGATCTGCCATACGTAATACTTCTTCAGCGGTCATACCACCAATATCAGTACCGTCCTTGACTAGCTGGATAAGAGCTTCTGCAAGCTGTTCTTTTGTCTGACCCGCTTCGTCGATCTGCTCCATCTTAAATGGGCTAGGATCAAAGCCAATCTCACCTACTGGTATTTTACCACCACGTACCATGTTTTGAATACGGGTTTTGGAAACATCTAGGCCAAGTAGCTTACGCCCTGCCTTGCTCATACCTGCCCAATCTTCGTATGTGATATACTTTTGTTCAGGCGCATCAGGCTCTGTCTTAAGCGCGTTACGAACTTCGCGTTCAATAGCCATAGATACAGTAGGTGTACGCTCTTCATAACCAATACCAAGGTCAGCATCTAAGTCACGTCCCTCTGGCTCTTCCTCTGTTGGACCTAGACCTGCTGTGCTACCCGCTTCGCTTTTATTACGCTTGATCAAATCTTCTACAGTTGTAGCACCATCAGATGATGCAGGAGCTACACTGCTTTCCACTACAGGCTCTGCCTCTGATGTAGAGGTTAGAGGGTCAGCAGTAGTTTGTACCTCAGGTTCAGGCTCTGGTGTTCTAGTTGTAACCTTTGGCTCTTCTACAGTTGTGCTAGGCTCATCAAACTGCATGATCTTTACGAACTCTTCATCAGTGATGTATTGATCATTACCATACGCTTCAACGATACGATCAACAATGCTAGAGTCTTGTCTTACTAACTTCACAAATTGACGCATATCCTCTACGCTGTCCATACGTGTAGCAAGACCTGTCATAACTTGGTAACGAGCGTTAGCTTGACCGAAGCCTACGGTTAGACCTTTACCAATCAAGCTCTTCTCTAGATCAGCCATAGCTTGACCTGCAGCAAACACTTCACGTTTAGCGGTGTTAGCCGTAGCGTTAGCGCCAAACGCACTCAGCGCACCAGCGTTCATGTTCAACAAAGATGCATAATCATCAGGGTCTGACGAATCAGTGAACTGGTTACTGAACACTCTAGCAAGGGCGTTAACAGTAGTCTTGTATTGTGCATCAGTATAGTCAACTTCAACGTTCTGGTACGGGCCTGTAGCTTTAAGCTGTTCAAATGGGGTTTGCTTGATACCACCACCTGCTTCAAAGCCTAGTAGTGTTTCAACAGGTACACCAGCAACCTTCATACCCTTGACAATTTCTTCAGCAGAGGCACGAGGGTTTAGGGCCATTATGTCAGATACAGCTTTACCAAAGGCACCTGCACGATGTTGCTCACTCTTGTTGCGTGGGTCTGTATATACAGTGATACCCTGAAAGATTTGACGTAGTGCTTTCTCAGGTGTGACACCCTCTGGCAACTTAAAGTTTGCAGGTAGCGCAAGACTACCCAAGATCATACTCTTATCAATTTGACCTACAATGCCGTTCTTTTCCATGACAGTCTTAGCTGTATATACGTTCTTGTAGATGTCATGGATGTCGTAGTTCTGAGCAAGACCAATGAACTCTTCAGATGTGATACCAAAATCATCATTCATCTGCTGCATGTAGTCTTCTAGTGTTGAAATCTCTGCCTCAGACTGAGCATAAGCAGGAGCTACACGTTTAGCATTATCAATAGCTAGGTCAACATACTTCTCACGTTGCGCTCTACGTGTCGCCATTCCTTCAGCAAGCGTTTCACCGAAACCTTTAGCAAAGCCTGCACCAAAAGCACCCTTAATCATATCGCTTACTCCTTAGCCATCAAGCCTTGTGGCTTCTCATTTTCAGGTTGCTCTTCTACGATGTCTTCTGCAACTTGCTGTTCAAGGACATCACCTTCGTCCATCTTCCCAGCGCGTTCCATTACACGCTTCTTAAGTTTAACAGCCATACGTTGAACTTTAGCGTCTTGCTTAAGACCATCAGTATCAATGTAGTCTTTCATTGTTTCTTTGTAGTCTATACCAGCTTCCTCTGCCATCTGCTTCATTACTAAAGCAATCTGAGGCTGCACTATCAGCTTCATATCTACAGTATGAATACCATCCATGATGCCTTTGTTTAGCAATGTGCTTGATACAACACTGATAGGCACACCTATGTCTAACATATCAAGTACGTTATCTGCTACCTCTTCTGAGGTTAGCCCTTTCATGTAAAGATCAAGCACCTCCTCAGGATCATTCATAGCAGGTGGTTGCTCCCAAGCAAAGGCACCTGGTTCATCTGTAAGTGAGTTGCCGGGAATTGGCCCCTGCATCATCATTGATTGTGCTTCTTTAATATCCATAATATAACCTACTTAGTAAATCCTGCGCCAAAGTATAATCCCACAATTGCGGAAACAATATGTGTATCTAGTGGGGTGATAACAAAGCCCTGTGCCATTTTCCATTGTACAGACTCTGCTGGGCCAAACAACCAATTCAATAAACCACCAGTAGCTTCAGTGTATCCTACGTAAACACTAACCTCAGGATACCATACAGCAACTAGCTTTGGCAATACGATAATTGAGAACACAGCAGATAGAGCTATTAATCTACGTGTCCATGCAAAGTGTTTATCTGTCTTACCTGCGTCACGTGCATCAGCTACTGCTTCTCTTTGGAAGTTAGCACGTTGCATAAGCATTTCGTTTTGTGCTTGCTTAGCTTTGATAGATTGACCCCAAATAGACATGACTCCACCTAGGACGGTGGAGAACAACATTGTGATTAGCTCTAGGGGTAAACCAAACATTAGACGGTAATCTCTCGTGTCTGAGTTAAACCAGTTGCAACACCTTTGCTATTTAACTTTACAGCTTTGCGAGATGTCGTAAATGAATGTATAACATTATCATCTTTATCTAAGTACTCAAACTTTGTGCCACCGCTAGATGTGGGGGTCTGTTTTATTTTTGCAATTGCTTTTTCGCCAATGTCATCTGCAGTTTTGTTCCAATTCCAAGCACGGCGTTTTGCTAGGGATATAAGGGATACTTTTTCTTTAGCTTTAGTTGTCATGCCTACGAACTCTAGTGTGTTCTTCATCTTATCTACAGTTGTGCTTTTCTTAGCTGTTGAGCCGATAGTACCTACATTATAGTTAAGATCAACCAAAGCATACTTCACTGATTCTGGTAGCTTTTGCCATTCACCTTCTGTGAATTTATCCTTAGCTTTATCTCTATGCTTTAAGGCCACAGCAGCAGCAAACTCTGCGTCAGAATCGTAATCCTCTCGTTTCAAGCCCTCTGTAAACTTAACACCTAATGCTGCTGTATCTTTACCGCCCTCTAAAGATTCGTGAGATTTTAGCCCCTCATGCTCTTTAAGGTAAACTTCAGAGAACTCTGTTGTATAAGTTTCCAACTCAGATGGTGGAGTCTCTCCCTTGCTATCAAGGCGAGGACTCATTAGCCCTTTCCCACTGGGGGCTGCACCTCCATCAGCGTCGATGGTATCAGTATCAATAGTACCGGGATCAATCTCTTCAGCCATTTTGTAAAGAGGCTCTTCATTAGATAGTTTCCCTTCGTCTGTATCAGTCACATCTATCATGATGGTCTGATCTTTGTCAAGCTTGTTGCCATACTCAGGATCACCTACTGCAGCACGTACAGATACATCCTCTTCAGTAAGAGATTGTGTGATACCTGAAGCTTCACGCTGTAGACGAGCTTCCATAGCTGATTGCTTAGCTTGCTCAAAGACACTCATCTCTTCTTCATACTTAGCAATGTCTTCATCTGTGATGCTTGTATTACGTGCTTTTACTGCAGGTATTTCTTCACGTGCTTTAGCTGGGTCTAAGTCTCGCTTTGAACGTAGGTACTTTACAAATGATGTTACGTAATCTTCAGGCTCAGTAGCTGATGCACCTTGTCCCATCAAGCCCTCAGTGCCTGACGTTGTAGTGTCATCATCAGAGTACATCATTGACTCTAGTGCTTGCATCTGTCTCTTTAACATATCTGACATATTTATAATACCTTACCAAGTAAATGGATTTAACCAGCTTCCACCGAACCAATCTGACGTAATTATCTCAGGGCCAATTTCACCTAAGAACTTACCCCAGCCCTGACCACGAGCAGAGTCAACAGATGCCTGTGCTGTTGCTAGGTCTACATCTTTTTGCATTTCAGCAATAAGTAATTGTAAAGAACGGTTAGCCTCATTTTCGTTGCCTTTAAATGCGTAGCTAATCATATCACGAGTGTTTTGTAAAATATTGTTATAGGCTGTGAGTGTCAGGTTATTAGTAGCCATAGCTGCGTCACGGTTAGCTGCGTTTTGCGCTGCATTATCCGCTAGTGTATAACTCTGCGCCCAAGATGCATTAGCCTGTGCAATAACTAGGCTGTTAGTTGCATTAAATTGCGCACGTGCAGCTTCTAAGCCTGTATTAAACTGAGCCATAGCGTTGGTCTGACCAGTGTTAAACTGGTTCATAGCATTATATTGCTCAGCATTAAACGTTGCAATCTGCGCTTCTAGATTAGCCATGAACTGATTTGTTTGATTTTCACTTGCTGCATTAAACTGATTAGCAGCATTAGTAGCAGCCTGATCAGACAGCATTGCATTTACTGTAGCTTGAGCTTTAAATATCTTATCCTGCTGTTCAAACCCTAAGTTTGTTAAATCCATCTTCAGGAAGGTTTCGGCGTTCTTAACCTGTGCCTGTTGCTGATTAGTTAGGTTAGTTAGGTCTAACTGAGTTAGTGCTGCAGCATCTGCCAGAACTTTAGCGTTAGCGGCTTGTAAGTTAGCTAGGTCTACAGACTGTGCTAGTCGTGCGTTCTCTAGTGCTACCTGTTGCTCAGCAGTAAAGTTCATGTTAGCAATGTCACTGATCTTAGCAGCGTTAGCAACCTTAGTTTGGAACTCTTGTGTGAACTCTAGGCCAAGGAACTTAGAACGTTGTTCTGCTGCGAACATTGCGGCCTGCTGACGATTGCTAAGGTTCTGAGATTCAAATCTAGCAAACGTCTGTGCATCAGCATTAGCGATAGGCATAGCAGCTTCCATAGCAGCCTGTACTGCAGCTTGTCCTGCCATAGATGAAGCGCTAAGACCACGTGATGCCATCATTGCAGCAGCTTTACGTAAAGCACCAGCAGCCCACGGTGGAGGGCTAGTACCCTCAAAGTCTTCCATCAACTGACCAAGCTGGCCTTGTACCGTAGCGTTGCTAGAAGGTTGTCCAGTAGCCGCCTCAAAGTTTGTCTCTTTCTTGACGCGATCCATGTCAACGGTAGAACCATCAATAAGTTCACCTTCTTCTAACTCACGTGTAGGCGCACCTTGAACTGTCTGTGCTTTCTCAAGTTGTGCAGCAGATAAGCCAAGCTGAGATAGCTCTTTAGGGTCCATCGTTTGAGCTTCTACAAGAGCCTCTGGACCAACTTTACCTGTCACCTTTTCTAGGTGATCCATAATCTGCTCTACATTAGCAGTAACTTCTAGGGGTTCATACGTTTTTGTTTCAAGCTTATCAGGAGCATCAACGGTTTTAACAGTGTCTACAGTTTTAACGTCAGCTTCTTGCTTCTCTGTTACCTGCCCAACACCATCGTCAATCTCTCCTGCTTCTTTTTGTTCTTCCGTAGTTTTTGAAACGTCTGCCGTAGTAACGGACGCGCTGGGATCAGTAGTTAGATCAGATAATACCTCTGTGCTGCTTGGTACATCTGTTGCTTCCATGCCAGCCGTAGCAGAGTTAACTTCTGCTTGTGCTGCATTAACAGCAGTTTGTGCATCTGTAACAGCTTTAGCAAGTGCTTCATCCTCAGGGTTAGCCTGTGACGCAGCCATAGCCTCACTTAATTTAGTTTGAGCATCAGCAAACTTCTTTTGTGCTGCATCTAGCTTAGCCTGACCGCCCTCATTAAATGCTTTACGTACCATACCACCGTAAGCCATATTGATACGCTTCTGAGCAGCCATAGCCATTTTACCTACACGTGCAGCAAGCGCTGGGTTAGCAGCAATTATAGCGTTCTGCTCATCGCTCTGTTTACCCTGCAGAGATGCATCAATTTTACCTAGCTGTTCTGGGGTAAACCCTGCAAACTTCTTAGCCATAATTACTTATTCCCTATTTGCATCCATACTGATGCTGCTATAAATGATAGCAATGCTATTGTTGTTACACGTACTAGTGTATTCCATACGCTTTTCTTTGTATCTCTATATGCTTCCAATAAACTACGCATCTCTACAATATCTTTATGCGCATCCTCATCATGCAAACCTAAAGCAGCCAAAGCCTCTTTAGCACCACGCCTTGCAGCACGATCTAGCAACTCTTCTAGCTCTTCGGGTGTTAGCTGCGTCATAGGTCTTACTCAGGTTTAGTAGGCCAAGTGATTGTATTTGGAAAGCCTGCCTGCTGTGGTACATTAAGCAAGTCAGTACGATATGTAGTCCATTCGTTTTGTTTTTCTGTTGTTAAGTCTGCCCAGCGCAACGGGTTAGTAACGATAGGATCAACTTCTGATGTTAGCCTACGATTTCTTTCATTCCGCACAGATTTCGCTGTTTCTGCATCTATTTCTGCTTGCGTTGGTGCAACATAAGGTGTGAAATCTGTATCAATTAAAGCGCGTAAGGCAGCATGGTCAACTGAAGGTTCAGTTACACTTGCATCCATCATGTAAGGTACCCATCCTAGTTCTGGATGGTTAATCTCTACATCCATTCGGCTGTTATCGGCGGCATAGGAAACGGCGTTACGGTATTCTGTGATTATAGTAGACATAATTTAAATTTCCTTTAAGCAAGAATCTTTAGGAACAATGTAGCGGAGTATGGGTGATCACTAACGATGGTGCGATGCTGATTGCCCATACATCTCCAAGTTCCACTAGGACTAGATGAAGCACCTGTCATAATGGCGGCAGTATTAGCATCACTATAATCGGCGGCGTTTATGCCTGCATACGCCAAACCACTTGAATAGGTAGAACCCGGAGATACTGTGGTTGTTCTGGATAACCACGCATAAGTACCTACAGCATTTAAAGTAGAGGGCGTTGCAGCGCTTGTTATAGCCGTTACGTGACCGTTTCCGTCTACAGTAATATCTTGGATAAAAGTGTTACCACTATTATCTGCACTAGAAGCTGCACTGATGTTTGGGTGGGCTGTCAAGGCACCTAAGCCAGCCGCCGTGGGTGGAGTATAGGTGAAGATACCATTAGTGTTGTTATAAGACAGAGAGCCGCCACCACTAGCCGCTTCAGTTCCTACTGAAAGATCACTATATTGTATAAAATCTGGTACAGTAAAATTTAATTTAGCTGTAGCATCATTATATGAAACAGAAATATTTGTTTCAGTGTTACCAACCACCATAGAGCCAATAATATCTTGTATGGCTTCATCATTTAATGATACGGCACCTGATGAAACAGTAAAATCTGTACTATCAAAAGAGGCTATACCTTTAGTTGTATATGTGGCATCACTAGCAGTAGCTGTATTTGAAATCACCCCTGTAGTGGAGTCATAGCCAATACCTGTCCCAGGACTAAGTGCAGCCCTTGCCCGTGCTTCTGTAAAGTATTTATTTGTAGCGTTGGTGTCAGTAAGGTCATCAGTATCATGGTTAGATAAAGAAGAAACAGTACCATTA